TTATTGGGTTTGTGCTGGTGTCAAACTGGTGTCAAATTGGGAAGAGTTTCCAGCATACCGGCGCAAGTGCTCGGTATTTAAATGGGCATACCTTTGCACCATCTTTTCACTCGACCAGCCTCCTAACTCCTGAAGTGGCCGCGTTGGTGTTCCCTGAATGATATGGTTGGTTGCCCATGTGTGCCGGCAGTCATGGAATCGAAAATTGGTAATCCGAGCACGCTTTAATGCCTTTCTCCATGCGGTACCTGAGGGGTTTTTGATTGGGTTGCCCTTGTAAGTAAACACATTAGTTCTGTGCTTACCGCGCTGGCTTAAAATGACATTCATCGCTTCATCATTTAAAGGCACTCCTATCGCTCTTGATGATTTTGCCTGATCCACATGAATCCATGCAGTACGCCTTGGTATATCAACCTGCGACCATTGCAAGCCGGCTACATTGGCTTTTCTCAAACCGGTAGCCAGCGCAAAAGCTGCAATCGGTATCAGGTGTTCCGGCAGTTCCTTAAACAGCCTGTTTTTCTCATCAGCAGTCAGCCAACGTTCTCTGCGCTTAGGTTCCTCAAGCATTTTGAACTTTGGCAGATTGGTTATCCATCCCCATTCCTTGGCTGCTAATAAAACCATTCTGATTTGCTGCGTGTAAGCATTGACGGTTCTCGGTTTCCGACTCTCATTCAGCTTGGCATCACGAATCGTACGCAGGACTACGCGATCTATCTGGTTGATTGTTAAATCGCCCAGATATTTATCTAACCAGCGTAAAAATAGTTTTGTGTTGTAATCCTTTTGTTTGTGGGGATTTTCTTTCAACCATTCCACCACTGTTTCGCGCCATGTATATTCGCGACTGTAGCCAAGCTTTTGCACAGCAAACAATTCATAATAATGCTTGGCTGCTAATTCGCGCGCTTGTTGCTCGTTTTCAGTCCCAGCAGCTTGGCGTATGCGCTGTCCGTTTGGTGCCGTGAATGAGTAGTACCACCCGCGGCGGTTTTTCCGCTCATAGACGCGGATTGTTTTTCGGCTCGACATGTTTTACTCCTTTTCGCATGTGTAGCCTCTTGCAGTGTGGAATCTGCATCGGCTTTCAGCCATTCGTCAAGTTCTTCTTTAAAAAAATACCAGCGCCCAATTTTTTTATGAGCCGGTATTTCACCGTTTCGCGCTTTCTCTGTCACAACCTTAGGGTTAAGAGAAAGGTAGCTAGCAACATCTGCGGTTGTGAATAAAGTTTTCATGGTTAGCTATATAAAAAAACCGGCTAATTGCCGGCATGGGTTGTTACATTGGTGTTAATAAAAAAGCCAGCTAATGCTGGCTTGAATCTGTTACATAATTAAATAATAAATTTAGTGTGCAGTCTAATCTTGAAAGATTCCATGTTAACGCAGTCAAAAAATTATTTATTCTTCCTCTAGTTCTTTGCTATTTGCAGGTTTTTCAATATGTCCATCGGCGACAGCGTCTCCCGAATTATCAAATTTTAAATATGAATAAAATTGTATTAAAAAATCTGTAGCAGTCATTTTTAATTGATTTTTAACATATCCATTGGCTCTCCAATAGGCTGCAATCACATCATAAGGTATCGCATAAAAAAAATTATAGTCTGATCTGAGTATGACTTTATTTTCCTCATGTTGACTCCGTAAACTATTTCGTACAGTTTCTCCCCATTCCTTTAGAAATATTCGGCTACTATTAGTTAGCACATATTTGTTTTTACTGGAGACTTGATACCGATAAATTGGGTAATAAAAACTGGTTGACCGCAAACCTCTACCAGCATTTTTATGTAAAATATAATCAGTGTTAATGCCATATTCTGATAAAATTTCTATGATACTGTTATGTAAATTTTCATCAGATTTATTAAGAAAATCTATATTTTGTCTACAATTATCCATCACATTTTTAGTGGCATAAAATACTTTACCGGCTGCAATAGCATCAGATTCAGCACGATGAGATACTGATTCGATACCTAAATAATCTTTTATCGTTCCTAATTTATGATTATATAAATCAGGAAACATATATCTGGATAATGGTAAAGTATCAAATACCGGATGCGAACGGACTATGCTGCCCCGTGAAATAAATTCTGAAGCGTGTATATATGAATTATGGATAAAACTCATATCAAATTTTGCATTGTGAGCAACAATGGGTTCATTTCCCACAAATGACCAAAATTTTTTTACTACTTCTATCGGGGGTGGTGAACTTTTTACCATATCATTATCAATGCCATGTATAGCGATAACTCGTTCTGGTATGCGTTTGGATGGCTTAGCTAATGAGGTAAATTTATCGACTACAACACCATTTACAAATTTAATAGCTGATAACTCAACGATTTCATCTGTATCTGGACTTAACCCCGTTGTTTCAATGTCTACAGCAACAAAACTACTGTATAAATCTAATATAGGATTATTTTGTTTTTGCCTAACATTTATTGCCTCTGGCATTGCATTAGTAATGAAATCTCTCGGAGTTGCTAATCCGAGTTCACACAATTTTCCGTCATATTTCACTCGTTGGTCAGCATCAAGTAGGATTTTACGCACCGACTCAATAAATCTTTTATCAGCTTTCTTTTTGTATAATCCAGCCAATGCGATACATATTTCTGATTCACTTACTTTATATGGTAATCCAAGTAACTTATACAGATTCGGGAATATCATTTTTAGTACTCCCCCATTAAAGCCGGTTTAATTTTTAACAATTCATATAGGTTTTTTAATGCCATAACATTCCCTTTGTGTTATTTTCGAATCTTATCACAACACTAGGAAATCTTTAAACTAAACTGTTCGGAAAAACCGAACAGTTCTCTAATCATAACTGAACTATACCTGCGAGCAAGTCAAAACAGAGTGGCTGATTGCGTAACAGAATCAAATAATAAAATAATGCTAGAATTTTGTAATGCTCAGGCTTATACATCACACACACAACTGCATCTAACTATTTTTGAGGTTATATTGTATGGGGTAGAAATTCAGTTGAGGTGTGTATTGTTAAGCAATGCCTGATGCAGACTGGGATTTGCTTGTTAAGTAGCTATTGTGTACTAATTTGATCAGCTTCACCTGTAGGGATACATTCTTCAAAAGTGGCAAGATCATCTTCACTGGCGTTTAATTCTTTCATCCATTTAATTGTAACTTTCATGTTATTCGTCCTTGGTATTCTGTAATAAAAAAGCCAGCATTTAGCTGGCCTCATTTTCTAAATCAACTACCCAAACAAGAATATTTGCCTCTTTAGCCTGTTTAATGATGTCCTTAGTACCACGGCCATGCTTGTCCTTGAAAACCACCAGCATGGTATGATTCTGGCCACCTTTAGGGGCATTGTGGTGCAGGGCGTAATCAATCATCTTTTTATTGCGCATGTGCCCGTAATGGCTCCCGTGTGGATTAGGCAAGGCTGTGAAGCTTTTGGTCTGGATATGGTGCACTTTTGCCCATTCCCGTGCTAAGTAAACCGCACCGTGAGAGGCTCCAGAATCAATCAGGGTATCAATAGGGGTACTTGTATGTATTGATAGCAACGTTTTGGCTACAATTTGGCGGAAGCCATCGCCAGAAACGATACGACCACCGCAAACGATAATATTCATGATTTAATCTGCCTGTTGTTGTTAAGTTTGCTAGGGCTGGGGTAGGGCGGCTGTATTGGTGGGGCGTTATACCAGTCGCAGGATAGGCCTGCGGCACCACCGTAAAAATTGTGGTGGTAAACAAGGCAGGTAATTTTGCGTCCATCACGTAAAACAACCTGTGTTTCCATAGTATCTTTACCAGCCTGTTCCGCCTCTCTGATTTTTCTCTCTGCTACAGAATCACAACCGGCAATAAAAAAGCCACGCAAGTGGCTAGTAGTGCAATTTTTTTCATGATGGTATTTATATTCCAAAAACGGGGGAAGTTTATTCCCCCTAATAATTTCTAAAACAATGCTAAAAATAAATTCATCGCGAAGTGCTGCCACGTTTAATTCCTAGCAGTTCCATTATCGTCGGGTGCATATAACCAATACAGCTATTAATCCCGCCTGATAGTGCTGTTAGGGTGCTGGTAAATCTCAAAAAGTCTTCTTGGCTTAGCTCCTCAGTGATATTATTCTTTCTATAGCCGGCAGTTAATTTAGATAACGTTTCCATAATAAACGTTGTTGTATTTAATGCCTGAAAACAATAGTCACTCAGATGATATAAATCATCTTTGCTTATCCGTTCTAGCATTTCATTTATATCCTCAGTATCCTGTATTATGGAAAGCAACTCAGCGTTAGCTAATAGGCTGGCTATTTCATCATGGTAGCGACCGCGAAATTTGTTTTCTACTTGCATTGCTATGTACTCCTGTTATCAATAGATTAGGTTTGATGGTTATGGTATCAATTGGATTGCACAATCCAATAAATAAAGCAATCATTTGATACTATTGCTATTAAATCCTTTGTTTTTTGCTGGGGTGTATTGCGTTTTGATATACATTCCAGCCAGTGGCGTCTGATAATGGTTCGGGCATTTCTTAGATGTCCCACGCCGTAATGTTTCTCGGTATTTCTTAAGAGTGATTGGGTGGGAATGATTACCTCATATAGTAATATGCCATATCTAACGACCAGTGCGCCTGTTGGTCTATGCTGCCAGCAAATACGGTTGCCATAAGGATGATTCTTTAGTTCATGCAGATGTATTTTAGGTTTCATGATTAACTCCTTTAGTTTTATTTAAATTTAAAAACTAAAGCCCGCTGGTTGGCGGGCTTGGCTATTTAGGTCTAGGAATTTCGGATAGAAGCATATAGTGGGTAACATGAATATTCGGATCACCCTCGTAATCCTCCCATATTTTTATCTCGGGTTGATAGTAAGCTAAATCAACCCCGTGTATACCCTCTCCACAGGTAAGATAAAAGTCTTTTCTATCTGGCAATCCATCTTTTTCAACGCTTTTCCAGTTGAGAAAATTATTCATTGCATTGTTATCCTTAACCATGTCCAATGACGCTGATCTTATTTGACCTCTAAGCATTTCTGAAAATTCATACTCTATTCTTTCTCCTATAAACAATAGGATTAACTGTTCTTTTACGCTTAGATTCCTTGATACTTCTGCATAACCGTTTGCTGGTGTCATCCCTAACATCGCTAAGGCAGCTAGCTGAGCTGGGTAGGCTAAAGCACCTACTTCATCAGTGTCCTTTAAATCTAGTTCTGAAAATTTATCCTTAATCTCCTCAATATCATAATCATCAAAATGCAAATATAGCGATTTATACTTATGATAAATTGCTTTTGCTGATTGAGATTTGACTCCGGCTTTGATGGTTAATTGAAAAAACACAACGATAGTAATTATGAGGCCGGATATTATTGCGCTACACAATCCAGCTACCGTGCAAATAGCCACGAGCATCAAAATAAGCGCAGCCAACTTATCTAGTCGACCGAAAAACTTATACATAAATTTTTCATACCAAAATGAATAGGCAATCGAAAATTTTAAGTGTTGCGCCGTTTGTTCCCTGTTATCCATGCGTATTACCTCCATCTGTTATCAAGCTCAAAAATTAAAGCCCACTCGTTAGAATGGGCTTGGATTTTTAAATCTATATTAAAAGAACAATAAACAATATATTTCATTTTTCACTGTCGCGTAGACAGCGTAGAAAATGCATATCGGTGGCTTTCATACTTAGTAAGCATTCACTACCTATATGGTAGCAAATAAAATCCAACTAATTGAATTTTAATAGATTTTATTAAAATTAATTTATTTTTATATTTATTATTTAGACTTTGGTTTAAATTTGATTACATTTGATTTTTCTTGAAAGAAGTATTCTGGCAGATTACATAGTTTAACTAAGTCAGTGGCACTTAAATGGAAAATATCTAAGATGGATTCCTTAGAACATTCTCCTTCTTCTATTAACAATGAAATTGAGTCGGATAAAGTTTTTGAAGTTTCAACTGGAGTCTCATCATCAAGAGGTTCTCCTTTTCTCCAACCTCGTGAACTTAAATTTTTATACAGTCTCTTCTTCTGGTCAGCATCTATAATATTTAATGACTCTGCTCTCATTATTAATGCAGAAACAGATATACCCCAGCGTTTTTTTAGAATTAATAGTTTATCCAAGGTTGGATATTCTAATTGATAACCTATGCTTTCTGCTGGCATAAGAAAACAACTAGCAAAATAGTTAGCTTGGTGTTCAATCATTTGATAAGTGCTATTGTTTTTAGTGTAATACTTACTTGGTACCTCTCTATGCAGTATTAAGTGAGCTAATTCATGTGCCGCATCAAACCTGCCACGGTAATAATTTTCTTTATCTGCTGAAAGAAAAACAAAAGCTTTATTATTAATCCAAGTAGAAACGCCATCCATGTCTTTGGATTCTACAAAGTCTCTGATTACAAAAACTCCTGAATTTTCTAATAATTCAATCATATTAAAAATGGGAGCAATACCAAGCTTCCAATGATTTCTACACTGCAAAGCGATATTTTCGATACCTTGATTTGTAAGAGACATAAAATTTGGTATGCTGATATCTGGTAGATTTAATTCAGGAAACTCTATCCAATCCTCTAATTTCTCGACAATTGATGAAGCTATTATCAACTTGGATTTTGATATATCCTGATAGCATTTAGTTGCTTGCTTTAAGCTTCTAAAGAAACATGGTGAGTCATTCTTGATAGAACCTTCAAGAAACCAAGAAACTGGAAAATTTAGTGCAGTAGCTACTTTTTCAAGCTTGTTAAAACTTGGATACTGTGATTTATTTTCCCATTTAGATAATGTTGGTGCAGATACACCTGAAATTTCTGCTAGTGAAATTCTAGTTAGTCCTCGCGCCTGTCTTGCTAAAGTTAGTTGTTCAGAAACAAAGTTTTCAACTCCGGTGCGCATGATAATTCCTATTTAACAATTTTGTATTTTCTGTATTGATTTTTTCTTTTTCAATCTTACATTTCTAGATGGTGATTTTCTAACTTCACTACTGTTTTCATCGAAAGCTGTTAAAGCATCGTCAATACTAAACTGTGCAAAACTTTTTACTAAATCCTGATCATAAGGAATGCATAAATTAAAAAATAAAATTCCAGAATTTAAGTCGATTTTTAAATAAATAAATAATTTTTCAATTTTAATTTCTGGTACTTCTTCAAAAAAATCATAATTTACTTGATTTAAGCATTGATTGTGACGTGTTAAATTTTTCATATATGAAGAATTTTTCCAACGATCTGTTTGATCAACAATACAACCAATAATGTAACTATCAGTAGTGATTATAGGTACAGTATAATTTTTTGCTTTATTTTTTTGGGATGATACCTTTAAACCATTTTTCTTTGCCAAAGTTGCAAATACTTTCAATATTTCTGTCTGTAAACTATAGCCAAAAATATTCTTATTTATATCTTTACAAACTTCATCTTGTTCTCTATCGAGATTTTTAGACAACCTATCATAGGTGCTTTGGCAAGATTCTTGAAGTTGAATCAGAAAATTTTTTGATGTTTCGTTTACAATTTTAATTTTATTTAATTGAATATCTTCTTTAATATTGGACATAATTTACTCCTAATTAAATTTTTCAATAATGCGGATTATATATCAAATTTATTTCGTTTAATAGAAATTAAAGTAAATACAGTTTATTTTATGTTGTATTTCTAATTCTAATAAAGTCCAAAAACTAAAGCGCACTTGCTAAGCAAATGCGCTGCGATTTTTAAACTCGTTAGCGTGTTTGTATATCTAAGTATTTGTACATTCAGATATACGTCAAAGTTGATGTTTGAAGTCGCTCTCCTTTCATAAAGTTCTTTGGATTTTTAGACTTATCTGTCTGTAAGCGTTACCGGCTTACTGGTTTTGTTCTGGCCGCCCGCGAGGGCTTAACGGCTTGCCAGCAAGCTCCTTAACTTGCCTCGGGCTTTTATATCCCGCTGCCCTGAGCCGATGCGGTGAAGTTGTTTTGCTTCGATGGGCTTAGTCTATCTATAATTTACCATACAAGTCAATAAATAATTGACATAAAGATCGAAAAATAATATATGTTATTGATTTATAATCATATATTATTTAAGCGTGTTAATAAATAGTTTTTCTTTATGCATATAACTAGTATAACTTTTTATAACAAGTTCTCTTTGTGTAAAATTTAAAATTGCATTAATTGTAAGGGTTAAGATTTTGTTTAATAATTCGTAATTAAAAAGAGAATAGTTAGAACAATGAGTAATATTCACATCCGTATTAAAAAAGCTAGAATTGCCAAAGGTTTAACTCAAGCGCAGTTTGCTGCAAAGTTAAGTCTATCGCCTACAGCTATCCAATTATGGGAAAATGACGATGAAACAGAAGCTACTGCACCAAAAAGGACACGCATGGAAGATGTTGCTAAAGTGTTAGGTGTAACAGTGGCGTGGTTACTGTGTGGGGAAGAATTTATACCGCCAAAGGATGGTGTAGCATTTACAGAAAATTTTGATTCCACTCGTACACATAAGCAGATTATGATGTGTGATTTCGATTTATCAGCAGGTAAAGGGAATGCTAGATGGGTTATAAGAGAGGCTGAGGTACCTTTGTTAATTAGAAATGTGTGGTTTAAATCTGAAAATTTAATACCCAGTGATTTGCGAGCTGTGCGCTTTAAAGGTAATAGCATGGTTCCACATTTAGAGAATAACGATATTGTAATGATAAATATTAATGATATCGAATTGGTTGATGATGAAATATATGCTATTGTTTATAAAAATAATTTTTTTATTAAAAGACTTAGGCAGACCGGTGACGGTATTGACTTGATAAGTTCAAATAGTGACTATGAGACTATTAAGGTTTCATACAGTCAAGCAAATACACTTGAGATTTTAGGGAGAAAAGTCTGGCGTTGTGGCTAGCCCTTTTGTCTCACTTTTATTCTAAGACAGCTCAAAAGCTGTCTTTTTGTTTCTTTGGGATTCGCACAACAATTTCTTGGATTTTCTTTTTAATGAAGATACCATAATTAAAAAGTTGAAGTTTAGGTAATTTATTAGATTCTATCAAGACGAAGAACTGCAATAACTTTTCCGCATATCTTAATTGAATCAATCTCGTCCCCTGATAAAATATCAACTGGGTAATTTTTATTGTCGCTAATAACGCGTAAAGACCCGTCAATTGAGTGCTGTAATCTTTTTACGCTCAACCCGATAGGTGATGCAAAAACATAGATACCCTCAGTAGAATAAAAATTTACAGTCCCATCAATAAACAACAAATCGCCACTTTCGAATGTGGGCTCCATTGAATCCCCGTACGCAGTAATTATAGATATTGAACTGTAATTGCCACCAATATATTTTCTTGCCCAAGCTTCCGATACTTCGATTAGTTGAATTGGCTCAGGGAAATCGCTATTTATCGCTCCTGCTCCAGCAGCAGCCTTAACATCGAGAAGCTTAAACTGAATAAATCCATTTTTAGGCTTTATTTCCAATATTGGTGAGGCTGAGGATGTTTTCGGTTCAATGTAAGGTAATGGATAAGAACAAATATCAGAAATTTTAACCATAATCTCAAACGGAGGTGAATTTTTATTCTTCTCCCAAGCAGATACTGTCGCTTTCCCTCCAACTTCTAATGAAAATGCTAATTTTTCTTGGCTAAGTCCTGCGTTTAGACGAGCGTCTTTTACCCATGCACCAACATTATATTTCATAAAAATATCCTATTTTTAATATACGTAAAGAGTACATCTAAAATAGACGGTTTGTCGTATATTTTAGATTGACTTTTAAATCAATTTAAAATAGACTTTGCAGATAATAATCTTAATGAGGTGGCGATGAATATTTACATACAGAAAGCAATTAAAAAAGTCGGCAGCCAAGCAAAGCTAGCAAGAAAGTTGAAAATTTCAAAAGGCGCGGTGAGTAGTTGGTTAAGAGGAATTAATAATGTCCCACCCAAGAAAGCTCTAGAAATTGAAAAATTAACAAATATTTCTGCGATTTCAATCGTGTTTCCTGATAGAGAGAATAAGAATGACAACCCAAGCAAACCAGATTTTGAATAATCAAGATACAGAAGCAGCAGAGGTTGTATTTAGCCTCGCTGCTATTCGATATCAAGCGAAAAGATTACAAGCGCATTTTCTTAATGCTGGCTTTCAATTCAGCGATAGCGAGTTCTTTAATTTGGCTTTTGATTTTATCGAGATCGTTTCTAGTGAAGACGTGCCCGCATTTATCGCACAGCAAGCCTATGAGCCGAGAAAAGTCGTTTTTTTCCCCTTTCTTCATCTTAAGCCCTTTTTTGCCGCACTGAGGACAAAACACTGGCCAGAACTGGAGGATACCCACAATGACAACTAAAACCACTCAAATCTATCTGCAAGATGGTCAATCTGAGGTTGATTTGAAATTCAATGATGAATGGTGCCAGCTCAAGGAGCTGATTCTCGCCGGCAGGAAAGAGGAGGCGCATAAATTATTGGATGTGCTAAGTGAAATATACCGAAACCGCCCGACTGAGTTGGTTGAGGCGTTAGAAGTGGAGATGGGTTTGAGATGAATGGTAATAAAAAAAGCCCACGGGAGTGGGCTATCGAGAAACGACTGATTTGGCAGCCGTATAACTCTTTAAATAACTACAGATAAATATAGGTGTAATTATGACTTCAGTAGCAAATCTTGTCAATGATAACTCTTTAAAAATAGGCGATATTATCGGGGATGTTACATGTGCCTACAATCCGCGTCTGAAACGTATATGTAAGGGCGACATTAAGGCTGGGCTGGTTTTAAACCAATTGCATTATTGGTGGCAGTACTGTTCTAGTACGGCAAAGGGTTTTTATAAGTCTGTTAAGGAATTGGCTGGTGAGCTGGATTTAAGTGAATATGCGGTACGTAAGTCTATTAAGTTGCTGGAAAGCCTTGGCTATATCCGGCGCAAGATTAAGAAGCTTGAGCATAGAACTTATTATCTGGTTGATGAGGCTGCGATTAGAAAGGCGGCTGAGTGTTTTGATGCTGATAAAGCTGTCAAGCCTAAATATCGTGTATTTACTGGTGTGCTTGGTCGTTTTTGCCGAGATGGGAAATATGACATTTCCCGAATGTCGACATGTCGCAGTTCGGGAGTGGTGACATGTGACAATTCGGGAGTGACGACATGTCAACACTCGGGAGTGGCGACATGTGACAGTTCGTATAAGGAAGAGATTTATACAAAGAATTATTCAGAGAATTATTCAGAGATAGAGTGCCACCGCGATTCTGAGGATTTTGAGTTAATCCCAGATGGTGAACATTCAGAATCGAATGATGATAATGCTGATGATGGTGGTGTGGTGTATGCGCCAATAGGGCTGCATAAGAAATGTGGCTGGTGTGAAAACTGGGTAATGCCGGATAAATATCTGGATTATGCGGCAGCTAAGGGGCTTGTTGGGTCTGCGCTGAATATTGAGATTGAGAAGTTTGTGAATTACTGGCTATCTGGTGATGCTAAGAATTCCAAGAAGCGCAATTGGGAAGCTACTTGGCGCAACTGGGTTTTAAAGTGGCTGGAGTACGGTGCTGGCAGGATGGGTGCCAATAAACGCCGGAATGAATGGGATTGTACTAATGCGCGCTATGTGGAGGTAAAGCCGAATCTGCGGGTGTATGGGGTAGATGTTGGCGGGCGCAGGGTGTTTGTTTCTGTTCTTGGAACAACTGGGGAATGGAACGCGCCGAAATGGGAAGAGGTAGGCACTAGTTCAAGCGCTAATGAGTTGTTTATGGAAACTGTGCGTCTGTGGAATGGAGCTGATTATGGACGCTAAGGAGGTATCGCAGTTGCTGGCTGATAAGGTGTTGAGTGTGTCTGAGTATCTGCTCCCCAATGGCAGGAAAAATGGCAATGAGTGGTGCTGTGGCTCGGTTAATGGGGAGGAGGGGCAATCACTTAAGGTGCATTTATGCGGCAGTAAGGCTGGTGTCTGGAAAGATTTCAGTGATCAGGACAAGGGTGGTGATTTGCTGGATTTATGGGCTGCGTGCAGGGGGTTAAGCTTTATTGATGCGCTTAAGGATGCCTGTAGGTGGCTGGGGGTTGAGTTTGCTCCTAAGTTTTCGGTTGCCAGTAAGAAGTCATTTACGCGCCCGTCTGTACGTTTGGGGGCGGTGATTGAGCCGCAGGCGAATGGTTATTTTGACAGGCGGCGCATTAATGGCAGTACGCTTAAGGCTTACTGTGTAGCCAATCATGACAGGGAGATTGCTTTTCCGTTAATGGTTGATGGTGTTGTTTATAACGTTAAGTATCTGACGCCACGGCGTAAGAGGGATGAGAAAAACCGCTGGCGGCAGGAATCAAACTGTGAGCCGTGTTTGTTTGGCTGGCAGGTTATTACGCCTGATGATGATAAGGTTGTGATTACTGAGGGTGAAATTGATGCGCTGAGTGTTTTTCAGTGTGGGGTAAAGGCTTTGTCGATGCCTAGTGGTGCGAAGAATCTTGAGTGGATTGAGTACGACTGGGAGCGGTTGCAGCAGTTCAGGGTGATTTATCTGGCTTTAGATAATGATGACGCGGGACAGCTGGCTACGATGGAGGTGTTGCAACGGCTTGGTGAACACCGGTGCAAGTTGGTTGATTGGGGCGATTTTAAAGATGCTAATGAGTGCCTGTGTAAGGCTGGTGAAGCTGGGGTTCTGGATGCAATAGTTGGTGCTGAGTATAAGAAGCCAGAGGATTTGAAAAACGCGATTGAGTATGCGGAAATTCTGTTTCAGGATTTTAATGGGCTACTTGATACGGCCACGGGCAATACTACGCCATTTGCTGGGATGAAAGATTTTAAGTTTGGTATGGATCAGTTGACGGTATGGACTGGTTACAGTGGCCACGGTAAAAGCCAGCTATTAGGGTATTGTATGTGTGAGATGATTCTGAGGCAAAAGGAACGTATTTGTTTGTTTTCGGGGGAGATGAAGCCTTATAAGGTGTTAAATCGTATGGTTAGGCAGGTATGTGGAAAGCTGCGTCCTGATCAGGATGATTTGACTGATGCGTTGAATTTGTTGTCTGGGGGGATGAATATCAATGGTGAGCGTTGTACGGAAGAGAATGGTAATGAATCAGGCGGGCTGTGGATATATGACGTGAATGGTGCAGCCAGTCTGGAGCGGATGCTTAATGTTTTTAAGTATGCGAAGCAACGATATAACTGCCGGCATTTTGTTATTGATAGTTTGATGATGTTGGGGGTGGCTGAGAGTGATGTGGACCGGCAGAAGAAGATTGCGGAGATGCTGCGGGATTTTAAATCGCAAAACAATATTCATATTCATTTGGTTGCGCACCCGCGTAAGCCTGACAATGGTGATGAATCTAAGCCGCCAAATAAGCATGATGTGAGGGGGTCGGCGGGGATTACTGATCTTGCTGATAATGTTCTGGTTGTGTGGCGCAATAGTGAGGCGACGGGCTATGGGGCAGATCCGGATGCTAAGCTTATTTGTCAAAAGCAACGGGATTCGGGCTGTCAGCCTATGGTTAATCTGTTTTTTGACCGTGAAAGCTGCCAGTACCATGAGCGCGAAAGGGAGGCAATCAGTATGATTACTGGTGAAAGAGTTCGGGTGGATTTTAAGTCGCCATACGCGCGATGATGATGCGATATTCTGGGGAAGTGAAGTTTTAAAGGGTTGTTTGATGATGAGTAAAATTGAGATTGATACTGCTGCAGATGTGCTGACTGCGTATGAGCGAACTATGGCAGACCGGAAGCGGCAGGGGCATTGTCTGAGTGCTGAATGGCGTTACGGGAGAGATAAGGTAATCAGGGATTATGCTTTTGATGGTGTGCACTATAAACCTGAGGTGTTTGCATTGGTAAAAAGTGCGTTGTCGTTATTGGCACAAAACAATCGTGAGGCGTTTAATGTGCTTAGTATTGAGTATGGGCGTAAAAGCCCTTATTTTAAGCGCCGTTCAATCACTGCACGCCATCGTGCTATGGTTAACAGGAGCGCATGGGCTGAACAAGTAGAAAGGGCTTTGGTGCTGTTTTGGGCGTATATGCAAAAATGTGATGATTTTGATAAATTTTTTTACAATTTACCCTTGCGCATGGCTTGAATATTTAGTATATTTCTAGTTAACAATTAGTTAATGCTTTTTAGTGCCGGTGGCAGCTTTGCTGCACCCAATTGAAAGGTACTAACATTGTTCTCCTTTTTAGTTGATACACTTACTATTTCATCTTTTACCCGCCTGCTCCTTGGCGGGTTTTTTATTGTGGATTCTGTATTTTAATTTGTTAGTACTAAGTAATAAGCCAGCTTAACCGCTGGCTTTTGTATTTTAGCAATCTAATTGTTCTTCATTAATATCTAAAGCAGTGGCAAGTTTGGTGCGAGTTGCTTTAGTTGGCTTTTCTGAAGCCTCCAGCTTTAGATAGGCGGGTTGTGACATGCCAAGCTTTTCAGCGCATTCTGATTGTGTTAATTCCAGATATTCGCGCCATGCTCGGGCTGGGGTGTAATCTTGTTCAATTACCATGCCTACCACTTCGCTTGGAATGGCGTTTGTAAGGTTAATAACAGGTTGATTGGTTAGTTGTCTGAAATCTTCATATGGAACAACAACAAACTGAGGCATTCCTTGTTTGTCGTTGATGATTTGATAGTTAGGATTAATATGTGCGTTCATCACGTTTTTTAACCTCTTCAATTGAAATAATATGGATGATGCCATCAAAGTTAAACAGTACTCGGTAGTTACCGACCCGCAAACGATATCCGTATTGGTGATTGGATAGTTTTTTAACATTTGCGCATTCTGGCATATTGGTTAACTCTTCAATTTTCCGATAGATGAGTTTTCTATCAGGAATTTTCCGCAATTGTTTAAGGGCTTTGGGTTGGTAAGCTATTTTGTTCATGGTGTTGTTATAACTTTTTAATAACTAAATTATAACCAAAATATAACTAACATACAAGTAAGGAACAGATATGGTTGATGGTAACGACTACAACTAACGCTGTATTAAATTAAGACAAGCCCACCACATGCGCGTGTGGGCTTTTTTTTATGGAAGTTTAAAATGAACGAATCTATAGATTTTGCACAGGCGTATCACAACGGGGTTAATTTAATCAGAAATAGGGTAGCAGAGGAAGCCGAGATTGATGCTGTGCTTTCACGATTGTGTGATGGAATAAATACCGCCAGCAATGGCGGGCTGGTGTGTGTGGTGGGATGTCCGTATGGTCGTGACCCATCTGAAATAAAAAAGGTTTTGCTAAAGCGGGGGGAAAACAGAAGAGTTAGAAAGATATTCGAGATTGAACTATCTCAAGGTGGTTACCCATGTGTTGTTAAGTGTGGTGGTTGGCGTAGGTCTGTTCTGAATAAAAACGAACTTGAGACAGCCCTAGCCGAAGCACTGCAAAGCTATAGCGTTGCTTCTAAGATTTACAAGACACTGATGCAAATCCATAAAGATGCTGGTGCTTAAAACAGGTGGATGGAGCTATGAAGTTAACAGTTAAATCTAGCAGACTAAAACCTGCGGGTTGTAACAGTAGGCTTTCATCTTCGAGACTATGCAAGGGTAAAGCTGGTGCATGGGGACGTGGGCGTGGTGGGCGGCCATGGCGTCGCTTGCGTGAGGCGGTGTTGTTAAGGGACAAATACACGTGCCAGCACTGTGGGCATGTTGGTGTTGAGGGGATGGAAGTAGACCACATTATAAACAAGGCGTCTGGTGGTACGGATGAGCTGAGTAATCTACAGACGTTATGCAGAAGCTGCCATCAATTAAAGACGAGGCGAGAGAGTGCACGCAGGTGATGTACAGGTTAAACAACATTTAACAGATGATGATTTTAGATTAAAAAGTAATATAAATTTTGAATTAATTTAATTGTATCAATAGTTTAATGTAGGGGGTGGGTGAAAGTCTGATGTTTTTTTTCATTGGACACCGCGTGCCCTCCCATGCGCGGAAAAAATTCCCCTTTTAACTTGTTAAAGCATTTTAACAGGCAGCATTTTTTGCTGAAAATCTAATAATTTATGTCTATTTTAGATTGTTAAATAGGTTGTTAAAGACGCTTTTAGGCGTCTTTTTTTAACAGGAGGTTGCGATGGCGATGAATGAGCAAAAGGAGCTGTTTGCACGCGCCATCGTGGATGGCTTGTCAAATAAAGAGGCAGCGATAAAGGCTGGTTATAGTGAAAAAACAGCCAGTGCGACGGGGAGCCGGTTGCGTAAAGACCCTGACGTGATTGCACATATCGAACAATTAAGTGCGCCGGTGGCTGGTTCTGCGGTTGAACAGGGTGAAGAGCTAGAGAATGATGCAGTAAAAGTGGCGGATACGGTATCCGCATTACCGGTTAATTCATTTTACGGTGCAGAGGTTGTAAAAACGGGGTTAGAAGTAGCGATTGGTGACAGGAGCTATTCGTTACTTGATCCACGCGATTTGCTGACGCTGGCGGGTATGGGTGTTATTGAGTTAACGCAAGCGCAGATTAGGAGTTTGCAAACAGTATTGCCGTACAAATACGGCAAGATTGGCGAGACGGGTAAGAAAGAGGCGCAGCAGGCGGCAGCGGAAGAGGTTTTACAGACGAATACGTTTGCGCCACTACGCCCACCGGTTAGGCGGTTGCAATGAGCGCGCTGGTACAAGCCACGGCTCCGGAATGGACTACGGCATGCGTTGACTGGCAGCAGCGGATTGTTGACAGGCAAAGTCTGATTGTGACGCCGCCGCTGTTTCAGGAATCGGCAGATGCCGCATTGCGCATTTTTCAGGCATTGAAATTATGTGATGTGCCGGGTGAACCGCGAATTGGTGACCCGGGTGTTTCCAAACAGTGGATATTTGATTTTGTGGCGGCGATTTTCGGGGCGTACAACCCTGATACTGGTGTGAGGCTGATCAATGAGTTCTTTTTGTTGATAAGTAAGAAAAATTCCAAATCGACCTACAGTGCGGGCATTATGCTAACGGCGTTGGTGCTTAATTGGCGCCGGGATGCTGAGTTTTACATTATTGCGCCGACTAAACATGTAGCCAATAACAGTTTTAATCCGGCGCGAGCGATGATTCATGCTGACCCGCAGTTGCGCCAGCTTTTTCAAGTGCAGGAGCATAACCGTACGATTACTCATCGCGGCACGAATGCAAAACTACAGATTATTGCAGCAGAATCGGACACAGTATCCGGGGTAAAAGGCACCGGCGTGCTAATTGAGGAAGTGTGGCTGTTCGGTAAGCGTGCTAATGCGGTGAATATGTTCACTGAAGTGACGGGCGGTATGGTGTCACGGGCGGATGGTTTCACTATTTACCTGTCTACTCATTCCGATGAGGCACCACGCGGGGTATTTGCGGATTTATTAAGCCGTGCCCGTGCGGTGCGTGATGGGAAAATTACTCAGAAATATTTCTTACCGGTGCTGTATGAATTCCCGCCGTCGATGCTGGAATCCAAAGCCTATATGAATCCGGCAAATTTCTACATCACTAACCCGAATCTGGGGGCGTCGGTCGGTGTTGATCAGCTTTTACAGCTCTATGATAAAGCCAAAACTGGCAAACCTGAGGAAGAACGTCAATTCTGGGCTAAACATCTGAATGTGCCGATTTCCATCGCGCTAGCCAATGATACATGGCTGGCGGCCAGTTTCTGGGAAAAAACCACAATCCCCCAAATGCACGGCTTGGATGAATTGCTGGACGCGTGCGAGGCGGTGACCATCGGTGTGGATGGTGGCGGGCTTGATGATTTGCTGGCTATTGCGGTGGTCGGTAGACGAAAAGGGGCACCACGTCAATGGCTGGTATGGGCTTATGCGTGGGCGTCGCCGATTGTGCTGGAGCGGCGCAAGAGTATTGCCTCTACGCTGGCGGATTTTGCTGCCTCAGGTGAGCTGACGATTGTGCCGAATGTCGGTGCCGATATTGAAGAGGTTGCGGATATGGTGAAATACATTTATGACCGCGGTTTATTAATTGAAATCGGACTGGACAGTGCCGGTGTTGGCCAGATTATCGATGCGATTCTGGCGCGGGATGTACCGCAGGATTTATTAAAAGCGGTGACGCAGGGGTGGCGGTTAAAAAATGCGATTCAGACGGTTGAGCGCAAGCTGGCGGAGGGGACATTGCAGCATGGAGATAATGCCATGATGGCGTGGTCAATGTCTAATGCCCGTACTGAATTACGTTCTAACAGTTTGCTGATTACTAAACAGGCAAGTGGCTGGGCGAAGATTGACCCAGTGATGGCGATGCTGGATGCGGTGCATATTCTGACCGAAAACCCGAACGCCGAGCCGAGAAATGATAAATCAGTATATGAAACGCGCGGGGTTCGATATATCAGCTATGAGTAAGAAAGATAAGAAAGCGCGCAAGCATACTTCGCGGAGCATTCGTGGCGAGGGTTTACGGGCGCAGGTATTTGACGGGGTAGATGATCCGGCATTTAAGGAGTTTATCCGTAATAGTTTGAGTGGTGGCGGGGCGCGGATTGGGGAAAATAAAGCGCTGATGAATTCGGCACTCAACCGCTGTGTGAATGTGATTTCGGAATGCATCGCCTATCTGCCCATCAGGCTGCTGACAGACACGGATGAAAAGGAGGTGTTGAAAGATGACCCGCTGCACCGGCTAATCAAGAGAAAGCCGAATGACTGGCAGACAGCTTATGAGTTCAAGCGCCAGATGCAAGTGCATCTGCTGGAATATGGCAATGCCTATGCTCGGGTGATACGCAGTAGCAGGCGGGTGGTTTCTTTGGTGCCGATGCACCCGACACAAGTAGCGGTAGAGCAGCTGGACGACTGGTCGCTGCGTTATACCTATACCGGCACCAATGGCAAGCAGACGCAAATGGGTGCGGATGAGGTGTTTCATCTGCGTGATTATTCGGAAGACGGGATTAAAGGTGTTTCGCGGGTAAAGCTGGCGCGGGAAGCGCTGGGGATTGCTTTTAGTGCGGAGAAAGCCACCCGACGGACGTTTGCACATGGGGTGATGGCCAGCGGGGCAGTTGAGGTACCAAAAGCATTGACTGATGAAAGCTTTATCCGCCTGCGGGAATCTCTGAGTGCGGCTAATGGCGGTGTGGAAAACGCTGGCGGGGTGATTCTGCTGGAAGATGGTGCCAAGGCGGCCAAATGGTCGAGTACGGCGGTGGATGCGCAGTTGCTGGAAAACCGTGCGCACCAGATAGAGGAAGTCGCCCGTTTTTTCGGGGTGCCACGGCCACTATTGATGCTGGATGATACTTCTTGGGGCTCAGGCATTAATGAGCTGGGGATTTTCTTTATTAAATTTGGCTTAAACCCATGGCTGACGTTGTGGGAACAGGCACTGGAGCGGGTATTACTGTCTGATGACGATGGCAAAATATTTAAATTCAATATCGGGGCGTTACTGCATGGTTCTCTTAAGGATCAGGCGGAGTATTTCAGCAGGGCACTGGGTGCCGGCGGCACGCAGCCATGGATGACACAGAATGAAGTACGGCGTACCTGTGACTTACCCTGTAGCAAGGATAAGGATGCTGACAGTTTAAAGAATCCGATGACACTTAAGAAAATGGACAGAAAAAGGCAAACAGATGAGCTTGATTAAGTTACCACAACTGAATGCAGAGACGATTCCGGAAAAGGTTTCGTATGAGTTAACGCCACAGGCCACCAAGAAGTGGTCGGCGGGTATTAAGGCGCAAGATGACGATAACGGTAATGTGATTAATATTTATGATGTTATCGGTGGCTATGAGGGTAATGGAAATTGTGAGTACGTTGCTAAAGCATTGAATCGAATTGGTAATAATGATGTGGTGGTGAATATCAACAGCCCGGGCGGTAGTTATTTTGAGGGGGTGGGTATTTACAACCAGCTAAGCATGCACCCGGGAAAAGTCACGGTGCAGGTGGTGGGTATGGCGGCCAGTGCGGCTTCTGTGATTGCGATGGCGGGAGATGAAATTCTGATTGGCTCCGGCGCGTTTCTAATGATTCATAATGCATGGTGTCTGGCTATGGGAAATCGGCACGACCTGCAAGGGGTAATTGATGGATTGAGCGTTTTTGATAAAGCCATGGCTGACCTTTATGTGCAACGCGGACATCTAGCATTGGATGAAGTTGTGGCCATGATGGACAAAGAAACATGGTTGGATTGTGCAACCGCCATGAAATGCGGTTTGGCTACCGGACGGCTTGAAGTGAAAAAGCAGGCGGTGGCGGATGATGAGGGTAAACAAGCCAGAGCTTTGGTTGACATGGCTTTGGCACAACAAGGTATGTCGCGCAAAGAACGGCGACAGGTGTTAAGTGCATTGAATAAAAACCATGGCATGCCACGCGCTGCTGAGGATTCTGCCAAGCCTTGCACTGGTGGCGATGATTTCTTAACAAGTGCAAGTAGTCTTTTGAATTTTTTAAATAAATAGGATTGATTATGATGAAGAAAAACGGCAAGCAGTATCCTTACCGTGGCGCGATTAAGGTTTTTGCCCAAGCGGGTGGGAGTAATCCGGCAGCGGTGATTGATGGTATTCGTTCAGGGTTGCAGGAATGGCAGAACAAGCAGAACGGTGAGGTAAATTCGCTGCGCGAGCAATTGAGTGCCGGGGAAAAGGCGCAGGCGGAATTAAAGCAGACGATTACAGAGTTGCAGGCCAGTTATGACGATATGGCGAAAAAAATCGCCGCCGGACAGATGAACGGGGCAGGCGGGGTAAGTCCTGAAGCTGCTGCGCGCAGTGCAGCCATGGCAAGTTATTTACGTTCTGGCGAAATTAATGCGGCTTTGACTAAAGATGGCGAATTAGGTGTTGTTGCACCGAGCGAGTGGGATAGAACGCTGACAAATAAACTGGTGGAAATTTCCCCGGCGCGCCAGTTATTTAATGTTATATCAACGGAAAAAGCAGCATTTAAAAAGGTTTATAATCTTCATGGTTACAAAGCGGGCTGGGTTGGCGAGACCGATGCGCGACCAGAAACGGATACCGGAAAGTTAGTTGAATACGAATTTAAAACAGGTGAAATTTACGCCAATCCGGCCATTTCTCAAACCGAGCTGGATGATGCGGAAATAAATGTAGAAAATTTAATCAGCAGCGAAATAAGCGATGAATTTGCGATTCGCGAAAACGAGGCCTTTTTTCAAGGCAATGGTACAAAAAATAAACCGTTAGGCATTCTGACTTTTGTGGCTGGGCAGGCTAATGCAAAGGCTCATCCATTGGGAGCAATTGGCGGTGTTCAATCTCAACAGTCTTCACCACAGCAATTGTATCCAGATGATCTTTTTGATTTAGTATCCGCACTCTCGGCAAAATTTATGCCTAACGCTGCATTCATGATGAACCGCAAGACGATGACGCTGGCGCGCAAAATGAAAAACCATATGGGCGATTATCTGTGGCAGCAGTCGCTGGTGGCAGGCCAGCCTAACCGTCTGCTGGGTTATCCGGTTTATGAAGTGTCTGATATGCCGGACGCGGGTAGCGGTTCTATTCCAATTCTATTTGGTGATTTTAAAACCTCATATTTAATTCTTGACCGCAAAGGTGTACGCGTTTTGCGCGACCCTTACAGCAATAAACCGTACATTTCATTTTATACAACTAAACGCGTAGGTGGTTCGGTTTCAAATCCCGAAGCGGTTAAGGCTATGTTGATGTAAGGAGTGTTAAATGGCTATTTTAGTTAAAGATTTTAGTTATGTTCCAAAAGGGCAGTTTCACCCAGTTGTTTTAAAAGCTGGAGAGAAGTGCCCGAAAGAATATGAAGAAATTGCACGAAAATGGGGTTGTTTCACGCCTGATGCTGATGGCGCTGATGCTGCAAAAGCAGAATTGGAGGCAGTTAAGGCGAAGGCAGAAGCTGCTAGGATGGAATTGGATGTGGTTAAAGCGGAGCTGGGTGCTGTGAAAGCGGAATTGGAGGCGGCCAAGGAGGAAGCGGAAACAACCAAAGCGGAATTGGAGGTGGCCAAAGCAGAACTGGAAGCAGCCAAGACGGCCGGCAAGGATGGCGGTAAGAAATAATGCGGTTTCTGACTATTGAGCAAATCAGAGCCAACCAGCGACTGGACACTACTGAGGAAGACCAGTTGCTGGAGCTGATTGGTAGTGCAGCCGAAGCGCATGTGATTGCTTATCTGAACCGCCATGTATATGTGGATGCGGATGAAAAGCGCGCAGCAGAAGAAGCCGGGGATGAAGATGGTGTGGTGGTAACGCCAGACATCATTTTATCCATGCTGATTACTGCCGGCTATTTTTATGCGCATCGTGAGGATTTGGGTCGGGCGGAAAACGCTGCGGTGCCGGTGAATGCGCATAATCTGCTGGATTTGCACCGCAAGCGACCCGCATTAACAACTGTGCAAGGCAGCATAGCGTCCTGA